TTTGTTTCTTTCCCATTACCTTTGCTACAGCTACCCATGTGGCAGCACATCCATTGACTAAGGTTGCTTGTCTTTGTATGGTGCTGACTTTTACCTCGGTAATATCTCCACTTTGTAGAAAAAAATTAATTTCCTCTAAGCTGTGATGGTCTAAGAGTGTACCACGGTCAAAGATTATCTCTTTGCGTTCTATATTAACCACCTCACCTGTGTTTTCATCTATGAAGTTCTCCGGCCATTTTCGGTAGAGTGTCTCAGCTAAGTACTTATCCTTCATCTCAGATAGGTTGGAGGTTGTGATAATCTCCTCCTCAAAACGATTAACGGTTTCTTTCATTGCTTAAATCTTTATAAATCTTGCTTATTTACTTTTTTGCGTTGGTTTTTAGATAGTTAGAAATGATTTTTTGCATTGCTTAACGAGGGGCAAAAATTGCTTATTCCTCATCACTTATTGGTTCAGGCAAATCTAATCCGAAAAAGTCCATACATAGCTGCCTGATTTGCTGCTTAAACTCCTTCTCCCATTCGTAAGTGGTCAGCTTGGTGCTGCTCTTCGGCACTCTTACCACCTCTCCAGTGGCAGGATTAACACGCTCCTCATAGTTACAAGTTGTCTTTAAAAGCGTATGCACTTCATTAGGATTGTATAACTCCCCCCACTCGTTATAGATAGCTGTCTGTATGAGTGGTATCCAGCAAGCCCAATAAAAGGCATTTTGCTCGTTACTCCTTTTCTTGCTACGCCTTTCAATGGTTAGGTTGATAGGCAAGCCCTCAAAGGAGCCAATCGCACGAGTTACCATTTCTCGGTTACCTACCAGCTTGCCATCTTTAACGGTAGTGGGGATTGTTATCTTCTTCATTGTCTTTTAGTAATAGATAGAGGAATATAGCTGATACCATCGCATGGGTGGCTTTGGTATAGTCCCTTAGAATTATCAAGCTAAGGACGTTAAGGGCTAACATCAAGACGATTATTACTTTTGTCATAATAAAGGTTTTGCTATTTCTAATAATTCTTTTTGTTCTTTAAAAAACGTGTTTCTGATTTCTACTGATTTGAAATAAAGCACCCTAAAATCTCCCATTAAACAATCATTTACAAGTTCTCCATTCCTTGTAGTTATAATATGTACATAACTATTATTTTGGGGTCTCCAACCCTCATTGTAATAGTCTCTAAGAATAACAAGCCTTCTAAGGGCTTCTAAAACATCTTTACTCATTAAAAAGATATTTCCTTTTGCAAACTCTCTTTTTACCCAGTCTTCCGCTTCCTCAAAAGTTGGTACAGGTTCTTTCTGTTCAAAGCCTTGAAATTCTACTTTGTATGGTTTGGTGGAAAGAGTTTTTAAACCACACATCCCACTATCTCCATCACTTGTGTAAAGCATAGTTTCTTGACCAAACTCTACTTCAATAGGGTATAGGTGAACATAATTTTCATCAAAATCATCTTCATCAAAAATTTTTTCAGGTATATAATTTGTTGTCAAAACAATACCTTCTTTATCAGGGAATATTAATTGGTCATAGACCTTCATTCCTTTTTTAAATACTGTTTTCATAAGCATTATTGATATTCTGCAATTACTTTTCTATCGTTTTTATAGACAACCTCCCCGTTTTCGGTTACTTCACTGACATGATACGTAAGCCCTTGTACTGTGTCAGGTTCTTCTTTCTTAGTGTGGTTAAATGGACTTTCTTCAAAAATATCCATCGCTTCTTCGTAGCTGTTAGCTTCTACAATAGCTGTGTAAGTACTCTCTTCCACATGCTCGAATTTAATTACATACTTTTTCATGATTCCAAATCTTTTAATTCTTTTTCTAATTCACTAATTTTACTTTTTATGTTAGCTGTTTTAGCTTCCCTCTCTTTACACTCAATAGCTTTCTTTATAAGAGAGCAGTTTGCTCTTTTACCATCAGGCAAAACTTCTAAATTTAAAAGATAAATCTCATAATCATCTATAGTAATTTCACCAGATTTTCTCTTCTTAAAGATTGTTTCTTCCAAATTAAAAGGAATGCCTTCTATTTTTATATTATACCTATTGGTGTTTTTTGATATTTCTTTCTTTTCATATATATCAAACTCTCCTTTAACCAATTTTTTATGAAGAGTTTGATGAAAATCTATAATAAGCTGTTCTAATTTACTCATTTGTTCTAAGATTTTTGATTTGACTTTCTATACTTCTTATCTGACCCTCAATTCTCTTTATTTCTTTATTGAGTTTAAATTTTTCAAACTCTAAATCTTCTATTATCACCTTTTTATTGTGGATTTTTAGCACTTCACTAATGGATTTTCTGTCAAAAGATATTCGTTCTGGAAGGTTATTCATATTGAACATGAAATTACTATTGTCATGAAGAAAGACATTTCCACTATTAAAGATATTCATAGAGAATATTAACCCTTCAATCTTTATTTTATACTCAAAACCATCTCTACTTTGTTCCTTGTATACAAGTTCAAAATTACCATTAAGGATTTGTTGATAGATGTATTGGTTTATTTCTTCAATTTGACTCATTAATGTTTTTTTCATTTTTTCTTTATTTTTAGTTACTAAAAAGGTAATCCGTCTCCTTCTTCCTGATTATTGAATATCGCAGGGTTCGGCTCTCTCCCATGGTTATCAAATAGCTGCGGTTGTTGTACCTGCTGTGGTGCTCTCTGTGTAGGAGGAGCAGGTGCTGCTTGTGCCACTGGCTGCTGTGGTGCCTGCTGTACAGGCTGCTGATTGGCTACATTAGTAGTCTGTATCACCTCAATCTTCCAACCTTCAATTGTGTTAAAGTATTTAGTCTCTCCTTGTGGGTTTGTCCATTCTCTCCCGCGGATATTGATATATACCTTTACAATTTGCCCCACTTGCAAGTTTTCTAAGAGGTCGCAACGCTGCTGGGTAAATTGAATGATGATCGTCTGCGGATATTGTTCCTCCGTTGTGATTACCAAATCCCTTTTCTCAAAGCCGTTTTGTCCTAACATCTGAGAGGGGAATATCTGCTTTATTCGTCCTTGTATTTCCATTATTTTACTATGTTAGCTGTTTCCATATTACTTTTTCAATTATTTTTACTTCAGCCTTATACACTTCAGTTGGTTGAAAGTCATAATTGTGTTCTATGTTTTCTGTCAATCCAATGTCAGCCTCTAAACGAAAATATCTATCATCAAGTTTTAACACTTTGTAATTGCGACAATACCATCTTCTGTTTTCTTCTTCCCACTCATCTACAACATAATCATCATACTCCCAAAACAAATCTCCTAATTCTCGCTCTGTGAACTTTTCTTTGTTCAATAATTTACTTAATAACTTGTCCATGTTTCTTTAATTTTACTTATAAAAACTTCTACTTTTATGCAGCTCCAAAACCTCGCTGCTTTCCTTTCTATTTGCCTCAATAAACGCCCTCGCTTGTTGTATGCTCAGGTGAGTATTGATATTGCCGTAAGCGTGGGTATATTCTCCGTTGGCTCGCGCTTCTTCTATTGCTTGCTGTATGTACTCCTCGCAGTAATTATGCTCAATAGCATAGAGGTCGTACCCTTTAGCGCTGATACCCTCCAAATGTACTGTATCGGTAGCGTGAAATATCTTTTGTCCGTTGGGGAAGAATATCCGCCAACCAAAATTAGGTACATCGTGATACAACTTTACTGGCGATACTTTGAACGCTCCGTAATCGTATATCTTACCCACTTGTAGCACATCTATATTCTTGATACAAGGCAACTCCTCTAAGAGGAAATCACCACAAGCAATTCGCAAAGTAGGTCTTTCTACTTGTAACCGCTGCAAAGTGCGTATTTTTAAGTGATCGCTGTGCTTGTGAGTAAGGAGTACAATTTTCAAAGAACGTTTTACTTCTTGTAAGGCTTTGAGAGAAACGCCGCAATCTACCATTATTGCGTTGTTGTATATCACGGCGTTACCCTCGCTACCTGAACTAATGACTTTTGCTATTCCCATTTGTTATCAGTTAGGTTATATACCCCTCGTGGGAAGTATCTCATTTCAGGACGTTCGTCATATTCAAAAGCCCATCCTAAGCCAAAATACTCTACCATTACATCTCTTGGATTTTCGGCTGTTATCTTAATCACACAATCACGGTCTAAGGTTTGCCCATTAAGACGATATACATGTGATTGTCCTAATGTAAAATAACTTGTTCTCATACTTACAGGTTTTTAAAATCAACTTGTTTAGGACTTTCTGAAGGTGCAGGTGCAGGAGCTGTTGGCTCTTCTTGAGCAACTATATCGGTTGGCTCACTTTGCTCTATGATAACAGCATCTTGTACATACCTACCTGTTTGCGGATTATCTATGTAACGCCCCTCGCTATCTGCTTGGTCTTTCTCTATGGCATTTTGCATTTCAACAGATAACACCCCGTAGCGATTAAGTAGCAGCTTAAGTACTGTCTTTTTTGCCATGGCGTCAAATTCATTTTTCCACACCCCTTTAAATTCTTTGGTGTTTTTGTCAATTCCACTTTGTGAGTACTTGCTTACATGCTCTTTAACCTGCTCAAGGCTCATATATAAGGACTGTTGAAACCCATTTTGTAGCTCGATATAAGCCAAATAGCCTATGACTTTGCCCTCTGGATTTTCTCCAAGAAATTCAGTGTGTCCAGTGAACTTGTTCCTCTTAATCTCACCTTCTCGCACCTCGCAAGTGTTAATCGTTCTGTATTGACCGCTTCGGATAGCTAACTGAATAAAGCCCTTATATCCCATCTGAAATTGTGGATGTACTTCTTGGGTCTTCCAATCTTTGTAAGCGATAACATACGCATACCCTAAGTTCTTGTTAAGTGGTAGGTTAAGGGCTGTGGCATTCAAGGCACACTTCATCAGCTCTGTATTATCGCATTGCAACAGTTCTTTATTGCTATCTGAAAGGGCTAAGAGGTTAGATACAAACTCTGATTTTCTTGCCCCTAATGTCTTTGTTAGGAAATCGGCTGTGTTAGCTTGATTGAGGAAGTTTCCTAATGTTAATTTCTTGTCTGTGGTGGTTACTGCTGTACTCATTCTTCTATGATTTTAATGTTATTACTAAGTATATATGCCTTTAAGGCTTTAAGTTGCTCCATAGTGCCTTGTACGGTGAAACTCGTTAGTATCAAGTCAGGTGTTACTTCTTGAGGCTCTGGAGCGGGTACTTCTTGAGGTGGTGCAGGTGCTTCTTGAATTGCTGGAGCTGGTATTTCTTCAGGAGCTTGTAGCGGTGCCGTTTCTTTTGCCCTTGCTTCAGCTGCTAACCTTGCTTGCTCGGCTTGTGCCTTTTGTGCTTCAAGGCGTTGTAGTTCAGCCTCTCTTTGCTGCTTGCGATATTGAGCATTACGTATAGCAGTAGTTACATCAAGGGTTTGCTTGTAATCAGCGAGGATCTCCGCCTTATATTCGTCTGGGTCTGTTAGGCTCTCTATAAATTCAAGGCTCTTAACCACGTTGTCAATGTTAGTGTTTACAATGTCTTTCAAGCTCTTGTCACTATCATTTAATCTTATGTTCAAGCAGAGCCTTTCAAAGGGGAGAAAATCAATATTGTTAGCTTGGCATAACTCTGTAAAATAAGCTCTGATACGTGCCTCTTTGTCTGCTTTTAGCTTTCTGTCGAACTCGTCAATTTTCACCTTAAGAATACCATCAGCTTTCTCATATTTTACCTTGATTAAGGAGTTATATGCCTTCTCAAAAGCCTCGTAAGGTGCTATTACTTGCTCTTTGATACGTTTGCGCTGCTCTTCAAAGTCTTTCAACTCTTTATTGAGCATAGCCCTCGTGTCCTTAACGGCTTTCTTGGTGTCTTCTGTTACGAGTTGTTTATCCAAGTCAAGCGCTTCGATACGCTTGTCAATCTCTTGCCCCACGCTTTCCAATCGTTCATAGACGATTACGGGGAGTTGTTGTACGGTGATTATGTTCTCATTCATTTTGATATAATTTTGATTGTTATTCTTCATACTGGCTTAGTCTTTCACGAAACTCAGCTGCTATATTCTGTCTTGCTACGTCTATGTAGTTGATGTAGTCATTAATTGGCACTTCACGAGTTACTTTGCTATCAATAGGGAGGGCTAAAAACCCTATCACCCTATCACTATCAGCGCCAAAGCCCCATATATAGCGCTCGTCTATTCTGTCAATCTGTACGAGCCAATCGCCTATTTCATAGCATTTGCCCTTCTCTATAGTTGTTTTCATTTTTACCACATTTTGGAAGTTGCATAATCGGGATATATATCAGTATCTTCAAACTGAAATTCTTCATTAGCTCGGTTGGTGAGTACTGCTGTTAATACGCTTTCTTGTTTTTCAGTAACCTTAACCTCTTGGAAGTTGATATAAATATGCTGTATCTCTACACTATGGCTGCTTTTGTTACCCTTGCAATGGGTCGTTACATCATAATAGATAGCGCAATACCAATCATCAGGATAATCGTCTTCTGTGATAAACTCACAACTGAAAGACCTGTGACTATCTTCTCGTAAGTCCAACAAGTCGCTGTAATAATAGCTTTGCTTGCGTTCTTCAGTGAGTACTCGCTCAAACTCGGTATTTGTCATTGTTCTCATAGTTACACGTATCTTAATTGGGTTCTTTTAAGGAGTTGTAGAAAAGCCTCTTGCTCAGCTTGTGGTATCAAGCAGTCATTATACTGCTCTTTCTGCTCGTAGTTTAGCTCGCTGTAACGGCGCTTTTCGTAGCACAAGTAACCGTTAATCACTTGTAGTTGTTGGTCTTGCACTTTTTTTGCTTTTCTCTTGCGAGAAAATAATTTTTGTAGTAATTTTGCCATCGTTATAAATTTTATTTGTTATCATATGCCTCGCACTATTGCGGGGCTTTTTTATTTTCTACTCCTATTCTTCTCATACCCCTTTGCAAACTCTCTTATATCTTGATAGGAGTATTTAGGGTGACCTTCATCATTTACTCTGTAAAAACAACCCTCGCGCTCCAAACGGGCAACTGTTTGTTTCTCCACCTGCAACATTTCTGCTACTTCTTTAAGGCTCAATAATGAATTTTCAGAACGCTCATTCTTAACTCTCCTCATAGCCTCTGCATATTGATCTATATTATCAGGAAGCAGCTTTGCCATAGTATGAAACTCTTTCACTTCTTCAAGTGTGAGATTATTATAGGTACTCATTGCATATTCTACTCGTGTCATAGATTCTTCTTATATAAGTCTTTTTGTTTGTATCCGTATTTTTCATATATTGGAAGAAGGTCGATTCTCAGTAACTTATTACTCCTTCTCCTCGCTCCATCAAGCACTGCTGATTGCTTTATATCAAGTATCATTGCAAGCTCTAAACTAAACCTATTACATTTTTTTATGTGATCCGCCACCTCATCCGAGAGGTCTCCTGTGATTGCTCTCCTATAATCTTTCATTGTTTTTTTTACTTTTCCCTCTTTTTTCATTGCCGTTCAAATTTTTATCATTATATTTGCACCTGTAAAAACAGTTGTTTGTTTCTGTCTCATTTTGACAGTGCAAAAATACAAACATTTACTAACATAAACTAACAATCGTATCATAATTGTTTGTTAATGTTAGTGTTAAAATTATATTTCGTTGGATTTCAACAAGTTATGGTATTGTTTTTATTGTTTTTTTAAATGAAATATGAAAAATAATTTAGATACACAAGTAAATGTTAGTAGTAATAGTGCTAAGCGTTTAAAGGATTTAGTTACTTATTTAAAATTGTCTTACAATAAGTTGGCTTTTGAAATAGGTTTGAAAGATAATGTAAAAATTTATCATGTAAAAAATGGCAGAAATGAGATAAGCGCTGATTTAGCAAGTGATATTGTAAAAAAATATCCTTATATTAGTTATGAGTGGATACTTAATGGGGAAGGAAAAATGTTGAAAAGCACCCCTATAGAATCTGATCAACAAGCGCCTGTACTAAGGAGATTAAAGAAACTATTCATTGCGCTTAGAGGTAGGAAAAGTAACACTCAGCAAATAAGTCAATATGAAGCAATACTATCCCAAGAGAATATTATATTGACAAATGAACTTATCGAGGAGATAACTGATACTTTTCCTGATATAAACAAAGAATGGTTGCTGTCTAACAAAGGGGCAATGTTCCTTACAGACGAGGGGTCTATCAATGGAAAGGATATTAATCACACTATTGGAAATTTAAAATCAAAAAACGGTACTGCTGAGGTAACGCCTATTCCTGAGCAGAGTTATATGATGGTTGAATATGCTGACCTTGCCGTATCTGCGGGCATGCTTGGAGGTGATTTCTCTGAATCTTTTGTAGAAAATCTTCCTGAAACCCATAAGCGGCTTATCCCTCGTGAATATAGAGAAGGAAACTACCTTGTAGTAAGGGTAAATGGTGATAGTATGGATGATGGGACAAAGCGTTCACTCTCTGATGATGATGAAATACTCATACGACTTTGGACAGATGGAATGGATACCCTACCTATTCATAACAAACTCTTTGTACTAACCACTCGTAGCGGGCATATAGTTAAACAAATAACCAAAATTGACCGCAAAAAACAGCAAATCACTTGTCATTCTTTCAATCCGTTATACCCAGATCAATTTGTAGATTTCGAAGAGATTATACAAGTATTTACTGTGGAAAAAATAGTAAATTCTAAAATCAGATTATAATTTAATTTATATTACCATGAAGAAAATATTTACCCTCTTGATTTTATGCCTGTCCCTTGCATGTTCCAAGGATGGAGGCTCTAATAAAGAAAACAAACACACCAAAGAAAGAATTCTTGAAAAAGGTGAAAAAGTGTGTGGACAATACAACGGGAAAACACTATACACAGGCCCTCGTGGAGGTTGCTACTATTACCAAGATGATGGAGAAAAAACATATGTAGATAGGAGCAATTGTTCTTGTTTAAAATAATCTAACAAATACTTTATACATGAAAAAACTAATCTTTTTATTACCAATATTCCTCTTTTCCTGCTCTAAAGATAGCAAAGAGGATGAACAAGTAACAAGGTTAAAGGAAAGCCTTGCGGGTACTACTTGGACTTATTATTATAAAAACCCTTTCGGAGATGTGGATATAACCACTTACTATTTTCACCCAAATGAAAATAAAGTTACATTTCACAACAAAGAAACAAGACGTTCAATAGATGATGAAAAAGTTTACCAATATAAATACGAATATCCTAACTTATACATAGCTAATGAATATGGTAGGTATATTTACACACCATACATCGTAAATGTGGATAAAAATGAGTTTTACCGCAAAAATGAAATGCCTTTCAAAAAAGGAACCATTGATGATATAGTCCCTTATACAATTAATGATGTTATAAAGATAACTCCCATTAATACATCTGATTTATTCGAAAAAACAGATACATATTGGGAGCCTTCAGCAAAAAATAAACACCTATATTTTGTAATAAGCTCTGGAGAGAAAGGAGTATATAAGTCACGAGATACCATTCGACCATATTTGATAGAATACAAACGCTTGGAATACCCATATATTCATCTTAAAACAGTGTACTATAAGTATAACACAGACGAAGACGGGAAAAAGTATGAAGTTGTTGATGAAAATATACCTCCCTTATCTGAGATAGCTACTTTAAAGAATAATGACAAGGAATTAGAATTTAGAGGAGAAACATTTTACCGACTATATTAATACAAAAAGCCCCATTACGGGGCTTTTCTACTTAAAAAAAATAAAACAATAATGAAAAGTACACAGAAAAATATCCAAGTATAAGAATTTACTTTTACTTCTTTGTCTTTTTGCACCTCACGCCTTGTAGTTTGCGTTTTTAATATGCTTTGTTCTTTAGTATTAGTTGTTATAGTAAGGGTGCTGTCAGCCTGCTGCAAGCTCTTAGAATGAGTATCTATGGTTTTAAGCGTTACCCTCCCGTTTATCACCCTTATAGTCTCACTATCACCATCCCTGATACGATAATATACAACCTCTTTGCTGTGTCCAATACTATCCTTATCACTTTCAAGGGTGAGTTCGTAAGATTGTGAGTGCTGAAGGTCAAAAGTGCTTACCTTTTGGGCTTTTTCTACATGTGTAGAGCTGTCTTTTACCTCCTTTCTTTCGCTCTTCTGCTCTTCTCTGTGCTCTGTTTTGTTTAATTTTTTGCCTTTGCAACCAGTCAGTAACAAAAGGGCTAATAGTAAATACAATTTCTTTTTCATTTCTCATTAGTATTAATCTTTATTAAGTCATCTTCCTTGTTTCTCCACGTAACCTACCTATGTTCACGCTTATATCGTATGTAGAACTCGGTTCGTTAAATTTCACTGTTCCTGCCATCACCTCTACTCGCTCCCATTGAGTAAAAAAGTTCCTTTCAAAATACATCCCCTCACGAGGGCCTGTATACAGATACACCTCATTAGAGGTATACAAGTCTCTTACTTCTTCTATCTCATTAGCAAGTACAGGCACAGAGCTTGTTAATCTCCATTCCTCCGTAACTTCAAGCCCTAAATGCTTACGCTCCATGGCACCTTCTTTATATCGAGCGTCCCAGCTACCACGATTCTTTGTCTTTAGCTCTCTTTCAAAGTCCTCTGAGAATAACCAATACCCCCACGATCCATAGCGTGTACGCCATCTCAAGAATATACCGCATTCATCTACTATTCTTGTTATCTCCTCTCTTGGATAAAAAGAATCATCTCCTACTGTAATACTCAATCTGTGCCGCTCAGTCCAGAAACTAACTGTTAAAGGGACTGCATTTGCGTTTACCTTTGTACAATAGTAATCTACTTGAGGATACCCACTAAAATAAGGCTTCCCTACATTAGGAGGAGCTACCCTTTTACCCTTCATGTGTTTCATGTTCTCTGTAGAATCGGCTATAGGCAGCCATCCACTGAATGTAGATAAGGTAATAGTCTCTTTTTTCTTATGATCTTTCCATTTTTTAGTAGTAAATTTCAAATTAGTTGAGACTATTGGGGTAGCTATAAACTTTTGTTCTGTAGATGGAGGATTCTTGTACCTATCGGCAAATATCCTTTGTAACAACAACCGCAAATCTATATCAGTAGTCTCTCCTCGATTCAATGAGTACCTAACTACATCTCTCGGCAAGCCTTCTATCTCCAATATGTCGGCATCTCTTGAGATTAGCGCTCTTACAAAAGTGAATGAGTAAGGGTTGTGTATCCCTACTATATCATGATCCATTTTAATATTGTAGTCAAACATATTCTTTTATGCTACATTTTGAATTTCCTCTATAATCTTTATAATATCACTACTGAATTGTATTATATATCCTTCTCCTACCTTATCAATGATACTCTGTATACGTTCAGGTGTGATAACATCGTCTATAAATTCAGGCTTTCCATTATTCTGAAAGCGCCTTGTTCCCATTTGCCCTATCTTATGAGCAATAGCAAAGGCTAATGATGATATTTTCATCTTCTTCTCAATAGGTTGTATCCCTTTGGCTTGTATCCATGCCTCAATCGCTCTTATTGGGGGCAATTTTCCATCCTTACGCCCGTGCTGCATATAGTAGGTGTAATCCTCTCCGACTATCTTCGCGGTTATCTTACCTTCCTGCCACGCTATAAAGGTCTGTAAGCTTATTTCCCATTGACCAGTAGCGCGCATGCCCAAGCTATCATACTTCTCTACAAGCTCCTTTACTATAACGGACAATTCCTCTGCCAATATATCCCTTACATTCATAATCTATTATCTACTACTTGTTATCTGGAAATTGACCAACACCCCATCGAAATTAGTATCATATAGATTTATTACCTCCAACATTCGCCATTGCAGTATATCATACTCCCAACAAAAGGCATTAGCTATCTTCATAACCTCTTCCTTGCAGCGCTTGATATACTTCTCATACTTCCCTTCGCTGGCATTGTTACCCTCTTGATCATCATACACTCTATCAAAGTCAGACACCATAAGCAGCAACAACCGCCCATTATAGGTACGTCCCACCTCCTGAGCGCCTTCCTCAAATCTTACAAGCTCTTCTATGGGGTCGAGGAATAGGTAAAATTCCTTATCCTCCGACCTCTCTAAGTTGCTATAATCATCACGGCCGTAATCAAATGACCATCCGTTATTCCTCGCTATCTGTTGTAGTTTCTCTTTCATGGCTATTTATAATTGGAGCACCCTTGCTTATCTCGTCAAAGAAATCTTTTAATTTACCTTCCTTCTCGTAGTTATATAGGGCTTTCATGATGAATTTAGGGGGATACTTTCCTCCTGTAAGAACAAATATATTTTTAACTATCTTACTAACGGGATACATAAGTGTCATAAATTGTAATACACTTTGAAATATTTTCCCCATTTCCGTATCATTTAACGGAATACTTAGTACAGAAAGAGATATATACACCACAGAAACGACCAGTAATATCATTATATTTCCTCCGATAAACTCTTTTATACTAAAACTTCCTGCTTTAGCGTGGTATATTGCTCCAACTGTCATATTTAGAAAAAGAATAAAGCCAATGCCTGCAAAGAAAAACTCATTTTTTTCCCTCCACATAGAGAAGTATGAGTACAACATCAAAAGAGGAATACTCTTAAAGAAGGCAAGGAAAAAGTAATATAGCCTATCTCTTAACTGTATTTTGTCATCAAAGTAAAACAGCAACACCATTGGGGTCGCCCATGTGGCTATCTTGATTTTATATTTCAAAAACCATTTAGAAAGTTTATTCACTGTATCTGTCATTGGTCTCTTGTCATTTATCATTCTTCTCAATTGTTCTAATCACCCCCTTGAGTCTTTCGGCATACGTAGGCTCGGTGGCATAACCTGCATTTGCGACTTCCTCTGCAAACTTGTACGGGTCACTCCTTACCAGTAGTGCCTTGGCATATCGCTTGTTGTTCATGAATAGGTTGGCATGATCGGTGAAGCTTTCCTCTGGACTGTCGTATTTGCGAAACCAGTCCTTAACAATGTACTTAAACCTGCCATCAGGGCGCTTTTCTATGCTAATAATAATAGGGAACTTAGCCTTATCAGAGGCGAGGATCTCCGTGGTTTCAACCAGCTGACGCTTTTCAGGAGACGTGGAGATAGACGCTTTCACCCCAAACATCATATTACCAGGTGCCCTCTTCCCCCAACCTGTCTCCAAGGCTGATTGTGCCAATATAAAGAGGTGAGAAATCCCCGTCTTACGCTCTGTTTCAAGCGCAAAGGGCTTGTATTTTTTTACAAATTCTTTTGGTGTCATATAATCAAATATTATTTACTTCCATCGTATATTATGTCGAAAGAATATTCTCCTTTGCCTGGAAAATTCACTACAAAATGTGTTTCTTTCCTAAATGAACTTGTTTGAATGTTTTGCTTAAAAGACACTGGGTCTTTTATCCATAAAAATAAAACAGGTAATCCTGATTCATACACAGTTAGTTGATAGTCTCTATAAAATTCCCTATCATATTCTAAATGAATTAGATTAGTGTCTAAAAATGTTCTTGGAGGATGACCTTGTAATATATAATTATTAGTAGGGAGAATTAAAAAATATTCTCTAACCCTTCCATCTAATATTAATCCTATAAAATTGCTTCTATTAGCATAATATTTCCTTTGATTGTTAGTTAAATCTATACTTCCTATAGGATATTCACCCACTTCTACAATGAAATTTTTCCTATCTCCCTTTCCAAGCAATGTTACACTCCCAATAGAAGGCTGACTAATCCCTCCCCAATCAAAATATTGTATCGCATTCATCTGTTTATATATTTAATAATCGGATAAGGCACGAAGCTCGCCACTATATCCCACCAATCTATGAATGTGCTCTTGTAATATTTATCATATAGCTCCTTACATAGCCCAATACTACCTAATATGATAGCGGCTATAAGCAAGGATTTTACAACGGACAAGAATATCAGAGCGCTAAGGAAATTGATAATAAATATCATATTCCCATACTTACTATGTAGGAGCTTGTCGCTACCCTTCAGATTGTTGATTACTTTCATCATATATTACGAATATCTATATAACACTTGTTGTTCCATATACTCACAACGGCTGTACTTCCATCACCTCCGTTGAAGGCTGTATCCCCCGTGTAGATGATTTGCTTGCCATCGCAAGTGAAGGTTACTTGTCCACCAGCGAAGACTTTTCGAAAAGACACACAATCTAAAGAAACTAAATCTTTAAGCTGAATGGTTAACGGATTCTCAACAAAAATTACAGAACCATTATGGCTATGATTACACTCTATATAGTCACGGATGGATATATTCTCGCTATTCCCATTCAATTCAAACCAACCTGTATAGCTGCCAGAAATGACCTGTTTTATGTATAATTTCCGATCATTAACATCCAAGTTTTTTGCAATGATAAATCCCCAGCCCTTAGAACTATGGGTAAGTCCTAACATCTCATAGTAAGAACTGCCTGGGGCATTAGCTATACCACTACCTGATCCAAAATGTATAGCCCCATCCTTATCAAGGAATTTGTGAGCATCTGTAATAGTCTTATAGGTAGCTATCTCCGGCTTTCCATCAATATCATCCCAGTTGTGTCTGTGAGAGGCAGGGGCAAAATTCAAATCGGGCTTATCCGCCAAGTCATTATAAGAAAAAGCATTCTCGAAAATCACATTATTCCCGGCCATGAGCTTAATCTTGCCATTCTGTACCACGATCCCATCAGGAATATTGCTGACAAAGTGGCTCACTGGGATACTGGTAAGGAGATTATTGCGCTTGTCTCTCAACTCCAAGGTTTTCTCGGGCTTGTTGTACACCAACTTCGTCCCCTCGTCGTCCAAGAACATTAGGGAGATACGCCTTACTACATTACTTCCCCTCTTGAATCGTAACTCTGTGGTATTCTCGTCCAGCTCTATATCGTAATCTTCGAGGGTGTCCAGCTTCTGCTTGTAGGCATCGGTAAAGTCATTGGATGATAGTATCTTTCCTGGTACTTTATCTACCTTGTTACCTATTGCATTATTTAGATCATCAGCAGTACCTGCATACCTTCCTTTATCCAACTTACCACTAAACAAATCAACCAACTTTGCCTTGATAAGCCTTAATACTGCCGCAACTCTCGTCTTAGTGTTACCAAATCGCCTTGTTTCGTTCTCTATCTGATTGATTATATTCTCTATTGCTGTCATCTCTATTCAAATGTTTCGTCAAATGTTTCGTCAAATACTTTAAAACTGTTATCTGTGACAAATTCCTTATCAAATCGTTTCTTTGTTGTAGCCCAATCTATATCGTGTAGGTAGTAGAATATCCTCGGCTCTTTTACCTTATCACTGGCCAATGTAAAGCGTATCATATTCTCTTTATAATCCCTTGTAAGGCTCACTACACGTAATCCAGCATCATAACCTAACACCTCAAAACCTGATTTATCAAAAGAATGTTCATTACTCTGTATCACCGCTACAAAGGTGCCTTTCTGAAGGTCTTCTATAAGTGATATATGTTTGTTGGAAAAGTCATATACTCGCAAGTCTAATTCATGGGTATATTTATTGCTGCTGTATTTCTGCCTACCTGTAAAGTGTCTTTTGTACCCCTCTATGGAATATCCTCGCTTTCCTTCTTTTAGGGAGAAGTTAATAAGGTTTACACCCTCCCTCATAACCTTGCGCCTGTCTATATCTTCGAAATTGATTAATACCACTCGGTTATAAATCCCTTTTATAGGTATATACTCACAATCAAAGGTAAACCCTTCCTTTAACCCTCTTATACATTGTACTGCCATTTTTCACCTATTACATGTTACCTTATATGAGTGTTACCCTCATTCTTCCCCTTCGTTCTTGTTTTTCTTCGCAACCACACTCATTGCATTTCTCCCATTCAGGAAATTGTTCTTTATGTCTTTCTATATATCTTTTGCAGTCTTCCCATAGCTCATGTGCATTCTGTAAGTACATTGTATGTAGGTCTCTACGTTCTGCCTGACTAATACCCTCGCCATCCTGATACACCTTTGACCGTACTCCATAGGGAGTATCTACCTGATGGCCTGTTATTAGGTATCTTGCATAAGCAAAGTAAGACAAAACAGCTTTCAAACCTGCAAACTCATACTTTCTACCTTGGTATGTGTAACTCCCTCCCTCTAATAGCAAGGTATAATCTCTCTGTGGGGTATCACTTACCAAGTCCTGATAAAAGTCCTCGCATACGGTCCTTTTAAGGTCAAAAGTCTGTGCTTCTCTTATGTATCGCTGAAAATCTTCCTCTTTCCTAAAAAAGGAAATGCTCAAGTATTTCCCTACACTCGCTTTATCTGTTAGTATCCTCATTAGTAGTTAGTCATTATTTCAAATAGTCCATTACTTGATATTGGCTCGGCAAAATTATCAAATAATTCTTCAAACATCTCTTGCACATCCTGCCTTTCCTCTTGCATTTGTTCCTGCATGAATATACGAGCTTCCTTGAGACTATCACCTGAAGTATTTCCGAGTTTCCCTTCTACAAAGTCAATAAGTACAGGAGGAATATTTCCGTATGTCTTACGAATATTATTAGCTGTCTTCTTATCGGCATACTCGAATAAATCCGCTTTTACATTGCTTTCTATTGGCTTAACCAATACTTGATCTTCTAACTTATCCCCCTTCATTTCGAGTTCAAAATGAAATACACTTTGCTCAGCTTCCACACCTATTGAATTACGTAAGTTGTCTCTAAAATCCTTTCTATCTTCATCACTATTCATGGTTGAGGTGACAAAGGCATACGTACCAAAGAATCCTTTCTTAAAGCCATTCCTTGTGTACTTTGTTGATAACATCTCACTTTCACAATCCAATAGTACTACATCTGCCCACGCTAAGGGGTAACTATCATTTCTATCTAAGTTCAAGAAGTACACTTGCCCTTTATAGTTATCCCAACCTCCAGCAGCATCTACTTGCTCTTGTATTACTTTAGGAGAAGGGTCGTACAAGTCTATTGCCTTAACATTTTTGTCTACCTCTTTTTTATCCTGCAAGTTGTCCCAATTTTCATAGTAGAGTACCTTTCCTCGATAATTATTGCTATCTCTCGCCCCTAACCTACAATAGCGATAAGGGAGTACCTGTATACTTGTTTTTTGAAACAGCTGGTTGTAATTCACTTGTACGAATACCCCCTTGTGATACGACAAGCTCCTCGCTACTTTTTTTAATAGGTCATTAGGTGTTTCTCTCTTGTCATTGATATACAGCGTATCCTTACGAAAGCGTGTGCGTTGTTGCCTTGCTGTTGCACGCGCTTCCGCTTCCAAGGAAAATCCTTTCCCATAGATAAAGTCTGCTATCACCCCCGCGCATGCTTTTGCAGTAGCTGACCCTCCTACAAGTAATTCTATCATAGTAGGGTAGTCATTCTTCTCTCCATTTGCTAAGAAGGGATAACCTTTGTATTTATTGCTCTCTGTACGGCGGCTTTCCTTGTGTAAGGATACGACTGATACTTTTGCCATTGTTTATATCAAATTATTGAGTTACTTCATCTGTTACTTGTTGAGATTGCCAATCTTCTACATGTCGCTCCCAATCTTTAGGATATTCCTCGAAATTCGCAATCCTATTAGGGTTAATAGACAAATACTGCAAGGCTATATCATTAGTCAGCGTGTCATTGTTGAAAAATTCACTGCTTCCAAAATCCATCGGTAAGGAGTGTATATCACTCTTTAGCCTGAATGATCCTTCTTGTAAGGTTGTGTCTGTGTTTTTTTTGTTTCTTGCCATTTCTTCTATTTTTTTTTGAATTGTTATAAGCCTACTCTTTCCCTCTCGTGCCAATCTATCCCAATAACTTGATAACTTATGCGGACAACTTGGACAAGGGTCGTTATCATTGAAAAGATAAGCATAAAAGGCGATGAAAGTCTCTTTATCCTCTCCCACCGCCTTTGCATAACCTCCTTTCAACAAGTCATTTAATCTATCTTCTGTAAAGTCAGTCATTAATTATTAACCATTAATCATTAATACTTGAGTTTTACGCCAATTTGTTGTCAAATTTGCCCTTTGTAGTGGTGTAATCAGTATCCAACCATCTCAGCGCTGTCTTTGGTTCCTTTTGATTGCTTGGAGTTCCTAATGTAAGGGTATACACACCACCATTGGTACGACCTTCACCCTCTGTAGCCTCTAATCCTATGTAGAACCCATACACATCAAAGGTGTTTTCGAGAGTTTTTGTCTTATTTTGAACAATAGCAACTACGGACGCTCCGGCTACTATCTTATCGATTTGGTCGTAATCATCTTTGCTCTTTCCGTATATCTTCAGTACAATATTGTGCTTGTGTCCGTTGAAGTCATCGTCTGATATTTCAGGCTTAGTACTTACTGATATATGGCTCTCCTTGGCATAATCCACCTTATAGGCAGTCTTTCCATTCTTGAGTACTAAGGACTTTATTTGGTTGCCTTCTACTACAGTAGCTCCTAAGTCTATATCCTCTCTATTGACAAGCAAAAGACTCAATTCTACCCCCTTAATCGTGTCATCACAATCATAACCAAAATCCTTAGCTATCTTATTAATACATTGTGCCATGTTTATTATTTATTTTAAATGTTAATCTATAGTAATAGGTAAAAGGAAATATACACCTTTTACCTGTTACTTTTTATATAGCCATTGCTCCAGTGGTTGGCATTACCCTTTGAAAATCCATTCTGTAAGCAGCCTTGATATATACATGCTCATCTTTACCGCCCACGTACTCTATTTCCAAGTTACTCAAAGAACTTAAGCTATCCACTCCTAACTGACACTCTGACTTGTCAAGCAAGATAATACGGTGTGGATTATTCCACTTCGTACCATCTGAGAAATCTCTCTTGATAATCTCATCAATCCAACGATGAGTAACTACCTTAATACCTTCAAAAGTCATCGTCTCATACCCATTCTCCATCTTGGTTAGAGTGTCCTCATTCTTGTACTCACTTCTGAGGTAACGAGATAGATTGGTCGCCATTGAGTGTGTCATAAAGAATATAGGCTCTGAACCAGAGGCGAATGTCAAACCGTCAGCCTTGTCTAACAATTCTGTACATGCCTTGAATGCTGTATCACGAGCTAATGCTAACTGAGCAGCACGGGTTGACTGTGCATTCTCTGTAATAGTTACCCTCTTACTTGGGTCAGAGGTGATAAACGATTGGAAAGAAGCAAAAAGCCCATTCAATACGTTGTAATTCTCCTTCGCAACGCCAGCGGTCAGTTGCTCATTCCCTGAACCTGAACCTACATTGCTCGCCTGAGTATCCCCAAAGTAAGCAAACTTATTAAAGTCCGTGTGAATAGTCTTCTCTAATTGGCTTGCTATAAATATTACGAATTGGTCACCATCTATATGTAACTTATCAATCCCCTTTACATTGCACCATTGCAAAATAGACTTTTCAAAATCAGCATAACACTGAGATATATTTACTCTCAATGGCTTTGGATCCCACCATCCTGTACGTACTGGAATATTAAAAGGCACTGGCTCCATTCCACAACCTGCATCCTTGCGAGTTACCCCCTCAGTAGCTCCATAATACCCATATTCCGTCTCTTTAGTTACACCCTCAACCACAGTCATAGCTTCTTTTATGTCAGCTAATCCCAACGAACGATCCTCAAGCAAGTCTTTTATATCCCTGATATACTCTTTTACCCTTGCTGGCTCTTTGATGAAATCTTTTATTTTTGTTGTTGCCATATTTTATCCTCCTTTCTTTTACTTCAAACTTTCATAAAGCTTCTTCAGTTCCTCAAAGCTGCGTTTCTTGCCTCCATTAGTAGGCTCCTGGCTTACATCTCTTGGATTGTTCACCTCAAATTTGCTGGTAGTTTTTTTCATCACCTCAAATTTTTGGGTCAAATCTTCAACCTTATCCATTACTGCCTTCAAGCAGTCTGTTACAGTCTTAGCGAACTCCTCATCTACCTTTACAGGCTCTTCCTGTTGCTCTTTCTCTCGAATCTCCTTAATTCGTCCGCCTTCCACAACAAGGGTCTTTTCATCTTTCAAAAGATACTCCCCATCTGACAAGGCACTTTCATCACTTTGTCCATTGGTCGTCTTCTTTTTCACCTCGTCACCTTCGGCAGGTGTTTCCCCTTCTGTTACCACGGTGATAATATCACCATTGGCCAAGGTCAAATCTACATCGAATGCTTTTGCCTCTTTAACTTTCTTTGTAAAGTCATTCATAAAAGCCAAAAGCTCTCTAACTATTTTATTCATACGCAATTTGTTATTTTCTTTTTTGTTCTTCTCAAAAAAAAGACCATTCGTAGCTGCGGGGTCATCTACAAGGTCAGAGGCGCACCAATCAATGAGTTTCAATCCTATTCCAATCTTATCATCATCACCATCCTTGTATATCTCATCTATAACATCGGCTTCTACGTAGATAGAGTTACCGAACATCTCTGGGCATTCCACCGCCATACCCATCACATAGTCAAATAAACTAATTCCTCTCCCCGTTACTTCTGTCTTTCTTGCTATCTCAGCAAGGTACAAATCACCAATCAACCGCCCTTCTGTTACGTTAAAATTCTTGTACTTCCCAATAAATGAACCAAAAGAGCCCCCTGTAAAGGATGGGTGCTCAAATCGAGCCTTTACCTCCCCCTTCTTATTCCCAAAGTCTTTTAACTCATTGAGGAACCTCTCAGAGAAGTAGTAACCATTCTTATTAAGCCCCATATTAGCCAATGCAACGCCATAGATAACCCCTTTCTCTTTATCTATCTTACTTACATTCCCTTCTTGGTTATATGTACTGAATTTTATTTCCATGCGACAAAGGTAAGCCGTAAGGCTTTAATTGAGTGCCAGTAATTTCAGGCAATAATATTTAATGTTTATATGTACTTTTGTCTCCGCATTCAGCATGTTTTCCATCATAAAAAAAACAGAAAAGCGTACCATAAATGGTGCGCTTTTCTATTTTTGTTGTTATATTTTACTATCTTACTTCCTCTTCATACATCACATCACCCGTTTCATTACACACCACCTGCACAATGCCACCCTTATAGTCAGCAAAGTAGCTGTGATTGCTCCCATTGAACGCTAAGATGTAATTCTTGCAATATTCTAATGTGCTTTCAAAGCCTTTACTATTACTATCACTATCATCATTGAATACTACATCGTATGTCTTCTCTGATATAGCATGTAATATATCATTTTTTTGCATTTCTTCAAAGTAGGTAATGATTATATCATCACCTTTTACTTCGTAATCTCTTCGGTCTAAGTTAGCCTTAACCCACTCTTGATTGATAACGTCATTTTTGATGCTAAACTTTTTCATGATATTTGTTTTTTAATCACTCTTTTATTCATTTTTTTGTCCTATCAACTCTTTATATCTTATATAGTAATAGAACATATTCTTAACAATATTACTCATGGGTCTTGTTCCATTTACCCATGCTGATAAATTAGACATCTCTAACCCTGTATCGTTATTAATATCTTTAATTCGTATATGTAACCTATACAATTCATCCTTCAGGTATTCAGGAGTGATTATGTCACTATCTACCTCCTTGAAAGGAATAACCCCAACATGTATTTTCTCAGGGTTAAAATCATTAGAAAAGTCACTAAATAGCTTCTTAGTCCTCTCTACTATTTCCTTTTCTGAAAAATAATCTTTCTTATAATTCTTCCCTTGTCTGGCTTCTACAATAAGAATACCATCCTTATACTGTTTTACCTTAAAAGTTAAATTATCAAAGCGCTTATATAAAGACGCTCCCGCTTCTAATCTCTTCCTTTGCCCTTCGTCTAATCCGAGCAAATGGATATTTTTTACTACATTTTCCATATCAATATTTTTTAAGGAGGGGTTTCCCCCTCCTTGGTTTTACAAATAAACAACCTCTTTCCTGTCTAAATCATAGATAGCTATTTGTTCATTCTCAAGCCCTTTCTTAACAGCTTCATCTCTATTCTTGTAGAGCCTCGAAGCGTCAAAATAGTAGCTTTCATCCTCTTTCCAACCTCCAACCAAGGTCTTATGAGAGATTGCATACTCAAGTACTCTTTTTAGCCCCTCGATTCCGAAGCTGTTCTGAGTTTCTTTTTCTGCCACTACGAACCCGCCTTCCATTACGAGTTCTCCGCTTAACTTTGCAGTAAATCCATCAGGATTTTCATCTGCGATTTGTAAGAACTTTTCTAACATAATATACATTTTATACTGCTGTAGCAGTTGTTATTAGATGATGCAAAGGTACAATAAATTTTGTAAATAACAAACTTTTTCAAGGAAATTTTTACGTACAACAGTGTTAAACTTTTTCTTAAAGAAATTAACAATATAACAAAAAAGGAGGTCTAAAAACCTCCTTTATTTTTATTGGAATAATATGCTTCCCAGTGTGCTAATAATTTTTCTGCATGTTCTTTTGGCGTTACCTTGATATACTTCAGAAAGCTCGCCTCTGTAGTGTGTCCTGTGATCTTCATTATCGAGAGCGTTGGGAAGTTCATCAGATATAAGTTTGTCGCAAAGCTCCTTCTGCATGTATGAGAGCTAATAAGCTGCCACTTCTCATATATACCCCGCTCCTTGCGCTTTGTTTCTGGGTTCATCAAGTCTCCTTCTACTTTGTCAATAAACCCAACTTCTTTACAAACTTCCTTTATCATCTTATTAAAATGATGTTCTTCCATAGGTTGAGGCATGCCTCTTTTTCGAATCATCTCCTTAATATGATGATGCAGAGGTATAACCACTCTTATACCTGACGAGTTGCGTGTCTTCTTGGGTTCTACCTCAATAAAATTACTGTCAGGGTCAATAACTGGTAAATTCATAAAGTCCGACACTCGCAACCCTGTCCATAACCCCAATATCATCAAGTCCCTGGTTTGTTCATATTTCTTGTTATAGGAAAAGTCGTAATTAAAGAGCTTATCTATTTCCTCTTCTGACAGAGCTACCGATAAACTATTTGCCTTTGTTGTGGTAAATTCAGATATTCCATCACTCACTATATACCCTTTCTCTTTTGCTTTTTTTAAAAATATCTTAATTATATGTACATATGTACCTATAGAATTAAGGCTATTTTTCCTCTTATGTATGCAGAAATCTATGAATTCGTCATTTAGATCCTTGTTGTAACTATCTATACTTATTCTTCTCTTTCTACTCTCTTCAAAATTTTTAATAACTCTGTTCGTGTTAATATACGACATTATTCTCGAATAACTATACTCTCTCCCTGTATTCTTATTGATAGATCCTCTAATCCCCTTCAATATATCATCTATAAAATCGGTTAAGTATTCAAATTCTTGCGGTATCTTCTCCGGCTTAAAGCGCTTATCAAAGTCTAATTTTAACCTTTCACGACTCACTTTCTCTCCATTGAGTTTGTAGTTATCAATGAGAGTTATAAGGAAATCGTGATATTGCATTATATAAGTAGTAATCTTTCTCAATCGCACACCATCCGAGCCTTTTCGAGATTTGGGCATACGAGCAGAGAAGTCCCAATCATTCGGATTAATAACCTCCCCTGTAGAGTACTTAAATATTTTTTTTTCATCCTTAATGTAATACTGAATAATAATAATCGTATCTTTGTCCCCGCTTGGCTCTTTTAAGTAGAAATACATAACTCATCTTTTTGAGAGTGCAAAAATACAAAAAAAGGGTAAGTATAAGGGTAAGTTATGATATTATTTTTTCAACAAAAAAACATCAATAAACAACTACACCTGTAGTAACATATTTAATTTCAGTGTATTTTAACGACTTTTACAATCATTCACCATGTTAGAACTCTTTAATAGCCGAAAAACAAAAAAACACCCTCTTGCTAGGGTGTTTTTTGTGACCTCGACAGGATTCAAACCTGTAACCTTCTGAGCCGTAATCAGATGCGCTATTCAGTTGCGCCACGAGGCCA